TGTCTCGCCGGAGAGGAGAAAAGAGAACCATGAACCGCATGACCAACGAGGCCGCCGCTGAGTTCAAGCGCACCGGCAAGCACACTTTTGAAAACGTCCGCAGCCTGATCCAGACCCGGAGCGCCATCACCACCGGCACCACCGGCGTCATCGGCCCCGTAGGCGTCGACGGCATCAACGATCCCGTCGCCATGCCCAGCGCCCTGGCTGACCTGGTCAACCTTGTGGACGCCACCGGCATGTCCTCCTACAAGGTCGCCGTCGAGGTCTCCGACAGCGCCGCCGACGATATCACCGAGGGCAGCGCCGCCACCGAGAGCGAGCCCGTTTTCGCCACCGTGACCTTCACGCCGGGCAACTACGGCCTGATGAGCTACGTCTCCAAGGAGATCCGCAAGCAGTCTCCTCTCAACTACGAGGAGAAGGTCACCGCGGCCGCCCGCCGCGCCCTGCGCCGCAAGGTCAACAAGCTGGTCGCCGCCGCTGTGCCCGCCAGCTCCCTGGCCGAAACCTTCGACCTGACCGCCGCCAACAGCGCCACCGACGGCTCCGTGTTCTTCGACGCGAAGCTGCTGAGCAACATCATCCTCGCCTACGGCGGAGATGAGGGCGTGGACGGCAGCCCCTTCCTCGTCCTGAACAAGAAGGACCTCAAGGCCTTCGCGGCCGTCCGCGGCACCAACGAGTTCCTTCCCGTCTACTCCATCATCCCCAACGAGGTGTCTCCCAGCACCGGCATCATCAAGGACAACAACGGCCTGAGCTGCCGCTACGTCCTGTCCAAGGACGTGACCGCGCTGTGCGACGCGACCTTGACCACCAGCTACAAGACCACCATGTTCTTCTGCAACCTCAGCATGGTGGACGTGCCTCTGTGGGGCGGCTACGACGTGTCCGTTTCCGAGGACTACAAGTTCGCCGAGGGTCTGCTGTCCGTCCGCGGCGAGGTCACCGCCGACGCCGATCTGGTCGCCCAGGGCGGCGCCGTGATCGTGCGCGCCAAGAAGGCCGCCTCCGCCTGATCCCGATGAAGAAGACCCTCTGAGTGTCCGATCCGGACACATAACCGAAAGGAGCTGATCCCATGGCCGACACACAGACCGAGAGCGCCGCTTTCGCGCTGCTGCGCGTGAACGTGGGCTTCCCCACCGCCGCCAGCGTCCCGGAAGGGATCTCGACCCTGCTGCAGAACGATCTGGACACCGCGACCGCGGATCTGTCAGCCATGGGCATCACGCTCGAAGCTACGGCCGCCGCGGACGTGAACCTCCAGGTGATGTACGCGGCCTGGCTTTACAACAAGCGCAGAACCGGCGAAGGCAAGCCCCGGATGCTTGCCTCCGCCATCCATAACCGCCAGGTGTCTCTCGCGACGCAGGACGCGTCGGGCGACGCCGGCTGAAAGGAGTAACCCAACCTATGGCTATCACTCTCAAGACCATGAAGGTCCCCATCGGTATGCGCCGGAGCTACTTCGGCAAGATCGCCAGCGAGCCCGCCGGTGCCCATCCCACCTACAGCGCGCCCATCTCCATGGGCGAGGCCGTCAAGTGCGAACTGAGCATCACCACCGCGTCGGCGAGCATCTACGGCGACGACGTGGATCTGCTCGACGTTGAGGAGTTCGTCAGCGCCCAGGCGGACGTGGAGACCGCCTGCGACGATCTGGACGTCAACGCCGAGCTCTTCGGCCACACGGTCACCTCCGACGAGGAGGAGTCCACCGCCGACGACACCTCCGCCATCGGGGCTTATGCCTACATCCAGCACCTGATCAAGAAGGACAAGAGCCACGTCTACCGCGGCGTGTTCTTCTACAAGGCGTCTGCGATGCCCAGTTCCGAGAAGCAGAACGACGGCACCAAGACCGACGGCCTGGATCCGAAGATGAACCCCGTGAGCTTCAAGATCCTGCCGGACAACTCCGGCGGATGGCGCGCCCGGAAGGAGTTCACCACCGAGTCCGCGGCTGTGGCCTGGATCGAGTCCAAATTCGGCGTCAGCGCCTGACGCGCATACACACACCCGTGACGGGGCCGGGAATCCCCGGCCCCGTCTTTGCAGGAGGAAGCATGAGATCCGTCCCCTTTACCTTCAACGAGCACACCTACGCCCTGAGCTTCACCGCCGAGGCGCTCTTTGAGTTCCAGGAGAAGTACGGTGAGACCACTGACCTGCTGGGCGAGACCCACGCCATGGACAACACGGTGGAGGGATGGAAGGGCTGCTGCTGGCTCGGCGCGCTGCTGGCCCGCCAGGGCGAGCTGCAGCGGCGGTACCTGGGCGAGACCCCGCAGCCTCATCTCAGCGCCGAGGAGCTGCGCCGGGGCGCCAGTCCCCGGGACATGCTGCGGCTCCGCAAGGCGATCCAGGAGGCCCTCCTGCAGGGCTTCTCCCGGGAATTCGACGAGGACGAGGACGAGGACGTCGACGCCGTCCTGGCCGAACGCGAAAAGGCTGAAAAAAAAACGAGAGAGCTGGCGCGCTCCGCGCTCGCTGGCTTGGTCTCGGCTCTCGAGTCCTTGGTCTCAGCGTCCGTGAGATCCTCCTCCTGACGCCCGGCACCTTCTGGGATATGGTCACGGCCGTGACGCCGCATAAGCAGCAGAGGCAGACCGAGGACTGGAAAGATGAAGACGACTGATAAGGAGGCCCGATCATGGTCTACGATCGCTCCATTGTCATATACACGCTGGAGGGCACCCCGTTAAAGGGTACCCTCACAGAGCACTCGCGCCACTTCTGCGCCCCGAAGCCGGTGGCGCACCGGCGCTACTGGCAGGCCGTGCAGGCCGACACCCGCATAGACGCCGACGTCCAGATCCCCTTCGGGGACGGCGTCGACTCCAGCATGTTCGCGATGTTCGCCGGCGGGCTCTACCGCATCGAGGAAGCCCAGCACGCCCTGGATGAGGACGAGCTGCCCGTCACCAACCTCTCGCTGCGAAAGTGGAAGGGGGATTTTACCGTTGTTAACAGAGTTACTCCAAGCGCTTAAAACCGCGACGGGGCTGGACCCCTACCCCTTCGCCGGCGCGCCGGACGAACCGAAGCAGATCGTTTATACCATGTACTCGGTCGGCAGCTGGTACGGCAACGACGCCAACATCCTGGACATCCCCAAGTGCCAGCTGGACCTCTGGACCCAGACGCCCGACGACCAGCTGCCCGATCAGGTGATGACCGTGCTGCGGAGCTGGAATCTCCCCTACACCGTGGAGACGTACATGATGTACGACGACGAGACCAACCGGCTCCGGACGATCGTCCAGTTCGAGGTGATCTGATGGCCAACTTTACCGTGAACGGTCTCGACAAGCTCGAAGTCAGCATCGCCCAGCTCGCCGCGATCACCGACGGAGATCTCCTCTCCCGGGTGGTCCTCCCCGCGGCCGAGAAGCTGGTCACCTCGATGCAGCAGAAGGCCGGCAGCATGATGAACGTCATCACCGGCTCTCTGATGGGCAGCGTGGAGATCCTCGGCCAGGGATCCCTCGGTGCCGGCGTATTCGCTCAGGTCGGCCCGAACCAGGGCAAGCACCCGGGATCCGGGCGCGGCGTCCGCCACCGCAAGGCCCAGGGCGGCGGAGGCCACTACCAGGGCACCAACGCGGAGATCGCCTTCATCCACGAGTACGGATCCTCCCGGACGCCGGGCGTCCACTGGATGGAGACCGCCGTGAACGAGGACGAGGCCGCGATCCACGGCATCATGGAGGCGGGCTTCGAGAGCCTCATAAACGAGAAGTTCTAACTCTCCGGAAAGGAGGATCCCCACATGGCCATGAAGGAAGTCGGCGCGAAGATCACCGCCGACGCCAGCCAGTTCAAAAGCGAGATGAAGTCGGTCAACTCCGCCCTCGCCGCCACCAAGGCGGAGATGAAGGCTGTGTCGGCCGAGTATGAAAAGAACAGCTCCAGCGCTCAGGCCCTGGCCGCGAAAGAAGAGGTCCTCTCCAAGGCCGTCACGCAACAGGCCGCGAAGGTGGACCTCCTGCAGGAGGCCTACGACGCCGCAGCGGCGCAGCTGCCCGCGCTCGAGCAGGCCGCCGCAGCGGCCGCCGCCGAGTTCGGCGAGAACAGCGCGGAGGCCCAGGCCGCGGCAGAGGCCTACACCAAAGCCGAGCTGAACGCGAACAACCTGGCCAAGCAGCTGAACAACGCCAAGGCCGACCTGAGCCACATGACCCACGAGCTGGAGGATACCCAGAGCGCGGCAGAGGGCGCTGAGGGCGCCCTGGAAGGCGCAGGGAGCGCCGCGGGCGGAGCGGCGCCCAAGTTCCTGGACCTCTCCGGAGCGGCTGAGAAGGCCGCTGAAGGCCTCAAGAACGCGGGTCCGAAGACGCTGCAGATGCTGGGCGACGCAGCCAAGGGCGTCGGCAAGGCCGGAGCGGCCCTGGTGGGCGCCACAGCTGCCGCCGGCGCGGTGCTGTTCAAAGGGGCGAAGGATCTCTCCGATTACGGCGACAACATCGACAAGATGAGCCAGAAGCTCGGAATGAGCGCGACCGCTTACCAGGAGTGGAGCTACATCATGGAGATGAACGGCGCCGACATCGACGCCATGAAGACCGGCATGAAGAGCCTGGAGACCGCCAGTGTCAACAACGCCAAGGCTTTCAAGAAGCTGGGGATCTCCCAGAAGGAGCTGAAGACCCTATCTCCCGAGCAGCTGTTCGCCCGGACGATCCAGGGCCTGCAGGGCATGGAGGACGGCACCAAGCGGACGCTGCTGGCCACAGAGCTCTTCGGGAAGCAGGGCATGGAGCTCCTGCCTCTGCTGAACACCAGCGCGGAGGAGACCGAGGCGCTGCGGCAGCAGTTCCACGACATCGGCGGGGTCCTGTCGGACGAAACGGTGAAAGCCTGCGCGGCCTTCAATGACTCGCTGACGACGCTCCAGGTGGCCTTCAAGGGCGCCGGCAACCAGATGCTCGCGGACTTCATGCCGGGCCTGACGTCCGTCATGGACGGCCTGACGGCCGTCTTCGCCGGAGACGGAGAGGGCGGCCTCGCCAAGATCAACGAGGGCATCACGTCCCTTGTGGACACGATCAGCGCGTCGGCTCCGGAGCTTGCCGAGGGCGGGGCGGAGATCATGACCACACTGATGCAGGCGATCGTCGATAATCTGCCCACGCTGCTGGGCGCCGGATCCGCGGCGGTGCAGACGCTGCTACAGGGCCTGCTGGAGTCCGCGCCGGATCTGCTGACCGCCGGGCTGAACCTGATGACCGAGGTGGTCAACGGGCTGGCGGACGCGGCTCCCACGCTCGCGGACACCGCCTCCACGCTGGTCTCTACCCTGCTGCAGGGGCTGATCACCAACGGTCCGACGCTGGTCGGCTCCGGCGTGGCGCTGATCACCGGTATCATCAGCGGCCTGGCAGAGAACATGCCGGAGCTGGTTCCGGCAGCCGCCGAGGCCGTGGTCACGATTCTGGCCGCACTGATCGACGCGGCTCCGGATCTCCTGGAAGCCGGCATGGAGTTCGTCGCCCAGGTGATCATCGGCATCGGGAACGCGATCGGAGATCTGGCCGAGCCTGTGGGCGAGGTCATCGAAGGCATCAAGGAGCCCTTCGCCACCGCGGCAGCGGACTTCACGGCCCTCGGCTCGGAAATAGTTTCCAACATCCTGTCCGGCCTGACCTCCGGGTGGGAGACGGTCACGAGCTGGGCGTCGAAGGCCTGGGAGGCCTTCAAGAGCATCTTCGCCACGCCCATCGACATCCAGTTCAACACCTCGGGCGGCTTCACCGCCACGCCTCACGCGATGGGCCTGGATTACGTCCCCTACGACAACTATCTGGCCAGCCTGCACCAGGGAGAGGCCGTGCTGACGGCCCAGGAAGCCGCCGATTGGCGCGCCGGGAACGGCGGCGGAGGCGGGCGCACCGTGAACCTCACGGTCTACACACAGGAGCTCTCCGAGAATCAGATCCGTGACCTGGTGAGGATCTGCAACGAGGAGCTCGGGAAGGAGGCCGGCTGATGGAATACAGGAAATTCTATTTCCGGAACGGCGCGGGCGAGCAGATCCCTCTCAACGGTGAGAACGGGATCTGGGCCGCGGATCCCTCCGGGCTGGGCGTGGACCGGTCGAGGACCTACGCAGACCTCGGCGGCGGGTTCTTCTCCGTCACCTACGACGGCAGCCTGCCGATGCAGACGCCCGGCTTCAAGCTGATCTTCACCCGCCGGCACCACCAGTACGAGGACTATCAGCAGCTGATCCGCTGGCTGGCGGCTGCCGGAGACGGGCTCCGGCTGGTGTACGTCCCCTACGAAGGGACCGCTTACCACCGAGAGGTCCTGGTCCGGAAGATCACCAAGAAGGAGATCACCAGGGTGCGCTGGCTGGAGTGTCCGTGCGAAGTGCAGACCCTCTCTCCCTGGTACCGCCCGGCGGAATACTCCGCGGCCCTGGCGGCCCGGGCGCTGGACGTCATGCGCTACCCCGTGCGCTACACCCAGGAGCGCTACGCGCGGTCCCACGCGGCCACATACAGCGTGGAGCTGACGCCGGACGGCGACATGCCCGCGGCGCTCTCCCTGAGCTTCACGGGCGCGATCGTCAACCCGGTGATCTCCCTGGTGGGGCTCGGATCCGGGAAGACCTACGGCAGCTGCTCCGTGGCTCACACGCTGGCAGCCGGCACCACGTTCGAGTGGTCCTCGAACCCTGCGGACAGCTACTGCCGGAAAGTGGTCTCGGGCGTCGTGACGGATCTCTACGACTATATGAGCCCGGACGAGAGTCCCTTCTTCCTGCTGGGCCTGGAGGAATCCTGCGCCCTGCGGCTGACCGGGGACTCCATCTCCGGATCCGGCATCGTCAAAGCCAACTACTTCTTCGCGTCTGTATAAGGAGGAACATCATGGCACTTTTCGGGGTAACTTTTGAAAACCAGCTGCTCGCCGAAATGGACGACGGCAACCTGCAGGAGTTCCTGCTGAAGGACGGCGTGATCCGCGGGCTGACTCTCAGCTACAACGGGTCGAACCTCACGATCGACGCCGGATACCTGATCGCCGCCGGGCGGCTGATCGGCAACGACGCGGCACTCACGATCGCGGTCCCCGCGTCCGCCGGCTACGCCCGGATCGTCCTGATCATCGACCTGACCGGCACGGCCACCGACAGCGTCTTCACGCAGCTGAGCACCCGCGTGGACTCCGAGGCGAGCGTCTCAGACTTCCCCGCGCTGACGCAGGGCGACATCAACGGCGGCGTCGACACCACCTACGAGATCGCGCTGGCCATCGTGCAGACCTCTGCCAGCGGCATCACGGGCATCACGTCGCAGCTGGGCGCCGCGGGCCTCAAGTCCATCCTGGGCGCGAAATCAGTGACCGCCGCGGCCAACGGCTTCATCAAGATGGGGACGGCCACACCCACCGCCGGAACCGGGACCAATCAGATCCAGCCCGGCGAGATCTACCTGAAGTATTCGTAAGGAGGGCTGACCCATGGGATGGGGCACTACAGCGCCGACGCTGCCGACCGGGTCGAGCTACAGCAGCGTCGGCAGCGTAAAGAGCACGCAAAACAAGTACGAGGTCCAGATCCAGATCGCCATCGCCAGGCTGACCACCAACCAGGTCGCGATCCGGTTCATCCTCAACACCTACCAGGGAGAGACCAGCACCTACAAACCGCCGGACTATATGGATTTCCAGGTCGGGAGCGACACTCAGAGTTACAACTGGGGCGTCAACACTCCCTACGTCACGTCCAAGACCGTCTACTGGACCGGCGCCCTCAACGCAGGGTCCACGGTGAAGGTCTGGGGAGGCGCGCACGACTACGGAGGGGCGGTCTTCAGCCACGCCACCTACATCGTCAAGAACGCCACCGGCCCGGACTATGTTACCAAGTACACGATCACCTACAAAGCCAACGGCGGCAGCGGGTCCGATCAGACGCAGTCGAAGACCTACGGGTCCTCCGTGAGCCTGAAGCAGAACCCGTTCACCCGCAGCGGCTACGCCTTCCTGAAGTGGAACACCGCGTCGGACGGGAGCGGGACAGGGTACAACGCCGGCGCCACCTACAGCACCAACGCCAACCTCACGCTGTACGCTCAGTGGAAGAAACTGAATATCCCGGTCTTTGTGAACGTGGGCGGCACCGTGCGCCAGGTCGAGAAGGCCTACGCCAACATCGGCGGGGTGATCAAAGAGTGCGACATCTACGCCAACGTCAGCGGCGTGATCAAGCTGATCAAGTAGGAGGGCGGCCATGACTGTATGGATCAGATCCGTCCTTGACTGGTCGCACCTGGCGAAGCTCCCGGCGGTGAGCTGGGATCTTCCCCTCTGGTCGGACAGCCCGAAGGACACCGGCAGCGTGACCGTGGTCGGCGAGACCAAGGACTTCACCGGCGACTGGGCCGTGCTCGACGGAAGGCCCTTCTTGATCAAGAGCTGCGCGCCCTCCAAGGGGCAGACCCGGATGGAGCTTCAGCTTCCGGAGAACGTCTTCGCCCGCCAGCTGCGCTACGCCGGCTCGGGTACCGAGCAGTACGGCACCTTCATCGCCGCGAAGATCGGCAGCGAGTACGTCAGCCAGACGGACAGCATGTACGCCCTCCCCTATCTGACGGTGTCCAGTTCGGACACGACCTCTTTCGTCTTCCCGGTGGACACCGGGGAGCTCTACACCCTTCTGGACATCATCACCGACGCCATGACCGCCGAGGTGTACCTGACCTGGACGGCGTCCGCCACCGGCATCACGATCGTCATCGACGACCGGGCCGCGGCGGATCACACGCTTTTCTTCGACGACGGGCACACCCAGCTGTCCGCACAGACATACACGGCCAAGGTGATCGCCAAGGCCGGCGTCAGGCTCCTCCAGGAGACTAACGACGGCGTCGTGAGCGTGGTGGCCAGCGGGACGTACTACTGGCACTCAGACGGCACTGTGAGCGCCACAGCGCCCTCTCCGCGCATCGCGGGCGAGTGGATCCAGATAGACGCCGGCTATGACTCAGAGAGCGGAGAGAGCACCTCGACGCAGCTGCTGAAGGCCGCCACCGAGGCCATGGCCGGGAACACCCTCGCCTACAAGCTGGAGTTCTACTCCGACCGCGTCTACCAGCTGGGCGACATCCTGACCTGCCGGATCGGCGAGATCGTCACCCGCGCGGTGCTGACATACGCAAAGCGCAGCTCCCGGGACAATCGGATCTTCTACCGCGCCGGGCGCGCGGTCCTCACCCTCACCGATATCCTGCGGCAGCAGGACGAGGAGGAGAAAAAGACCGGAGCGAAGCTCGCCGGGAAAAGTTCCTCCGGGCACACGCACGACAATCGCTACTACACAGAGACCGAAGTCAAGGACATCCTGAACGACCATCTCTCTGTGACGAGCGTCTCCGCCTCGGCCGTCGTCTCCGGATCCTCGAGTTCCGGAGAACTCACCAAGGCTATCAGCCGGACCGGCTACACCGCCATCGGCATCGTCGGCTACAGCCTCGCCGGCGACCGGACGACCTTCTGCATCCTGGCCAGGGCGTATATCTACAGCGGCAGTTCTATCCGGTATATCCTGCGAAACACCCACACATCCGCCACCGGCAGCGACAGCACGATCACCTTCAACGTCCTGTGGCGGAAGAATCAGTAAACCCGCGGGCCTCCGGTCCGCCTGAATTTAAGGAGGATTGAATCATGGTTATTCTCTCGGAGCGGCTGATCGACACCAAAAAATTTATCGTCATCAGCTGCGACAGCAGCGAAGCCGCGGAGAGGCCCACGGAAAACATCTGCGACGGGTCCGTGTGCGTCTTTTCCGACAACGGCAAGTTCACCCGGTTCAATGAACTGACCGGCGAATGGAAGGAGGATTCCTGATGTTCAGCGATCCCGGAGAGGCCGTTATCCTGGGTGCGATAGCCGGCCAGGTAAGTAACTTAAAGAGCGAGATCAAGGACCTGGAGCGGGCGATCATCTCGGACAACCGCTGGTCGGATCTGCAGGCCATCGTGGACGAGGGACGCGCCGCAGCCGTGCTTCCGGTTGGTACCCGCATCGACGACAACTGGGAGAAGGCCGCCGGCACCAAGTACGAGGCGCCCTGGGATGTGGTCCATCATTACGCCGACGGGTCCATGGCTCTCTGCTGGCACTACGCGTATCCGGACGGCATCAACTTCGACGCGCCGGAGGCGATCTACTACGCCGGCGAGGACGGCCTGGCCGCCGGGACGTACTTCATCACCATCGGCTACGCCTACGGCAACGGCTGGGTGAAGGACGCCACGAT